GCCCAGCTTGCCCTCCAGCCAGCCTTGCCTCTTTCGCACCAGCATGAGATCCGCTCCCGTCCGGTTCTTTCCCGGCTGTTCACCGCCGCCGTCCCGCGTGGACTGGCGGGGGCGATCCCGTTATTCGCCGGGACGTGCCCGGCTACGGTTGGCCGCCCGAAGGCGGGTACTACGCACCCTCGCCCGCGAACAGACCATCCGTCGAGACGGCCGGACGCGGGAAGTACTCCAGTACGAACCCCGTGACGGTGCCCTCGAACGTCAGGGTCTTCCCGTCGTCGGAGAGCAACGCCACACCGAACAGCGGCCCAGCGGGGGATGCGAGCGGCGTCCCGCCCGCGTCGGTCACCATGCGGGGCCCGACGTTGCCGGTGCCCACGGCAGTGACACGCAGGGCGCTCACCTGCCCGATGGCGGGCAGGTTCTCCCCGTCCGCCAGCGTGATCCCGGTGATCGTCGCAGCAGTCTTCGCGGCAGCCGTCGTGATGTCCTGTGCAGCGGCGGCGGAAAGCGCGGCGAACGTCGCCTTGATCGGCGTGATCTGATCCCCGATCTTCGTCATGCGGAGGGCATCCGGCAGATCGTTCGGGTTGGCCCGGTTGAGCACGTCGCGGATGCGGATTCGAGCAGCAGTCGGCATGTGAACCTCGCGGGCGTCAGCTTGGCTTCTCGCCCAGGAACACCTGAACCGTGGTCTCGACTCCTGCGAGCCGCGTCAGGTCGATGGCTGTGATCGGGACGGTCTGCGAGATGACGAGCAACAGCGGATCCGCGGGCACGGACTGCTGAGAGCCGTCCGCGCTCGTGAGCCGCACCCGCACCTTGCCGCCCCGCGCACGGATGAAAACGATGTGCGCGTTCGTGATGGCACCGAAGGCCACCGCAGCCGGACTGTCCGAGGCGAGCACCATCTTGACCACCGACTTCTCGTCGATGTTCACGGCCTCTTCCAAGGGAGTGGCGATCTCGGGATCGCCGGACGGAGAACCGGAGGCCGGTTCGACCGAGTAGCTTCCCGCGAGTGTGAAAACATCCGCCATGTCGTCCGCTGCACCCTCCAGGCGGCGATCTAGGGGGCAAGCCCCCGCAAATGTCAAGCGGATGCGTCCGGTCTGACTGTGAGATGCACCCGCTGCCCGCCGGACCACCGCCATGCCGGCAACCCCAACGAGGGCCGCCAGACGACGAGAACCGCGCGACAATTGGGCCTATTCGGCGGATGACTCCAGCGTCGCCCCCACCAGCCCCGCCAGACGGAAGGATCAGATGGCATGACGAAAGTGCCCCCGACAGGGGCAATCTGTCCGTGAAGCGCCAGAGAATCCGCGCCCACCCGATCATCGCGCGGGCGCCCCGTCGCGTCGTCCACCCGCTCGGTCCAGCGCAGGAGGACATCCTGCCCGGCGGCAAGTTCCGTGCGAATGCGGTTGAAAGCGAACGCCAGCACGGACACGGCGATCCGGTCGAGTTGCCACGCTTCCGATTCGCCGGCACGCACCGTTTCGGCGGCAAGGACGGATGCGGACAGTTCGCGCCAGAGCGCGGAAGCCGCCCGCGCCGCCAGGTCGGGCACGACACGCCCCGAGAACCGCGCCAGGGAGGTTGTCGCCAGCGTGCGAACGTTCCGCGCCCCTTCCGACAGAAGCGAGGCGCGCCGCGCAGCACCTACATTCACGTCGAATCCGTCCAGAGAAGCAGCCTGCAATGCCCGCGCGGCACGCACCGTCGGCAGGACGAGCCCCGCTGCGAGTTCCGCCAGACTCCCGCGCAGCACGGCAAGGAAAGCCGCGCGCCGAAGAGAATCCACCGGAAGGCGCGAGGGCCTCCCTGCCGAGACGAGAAGTACCTTCGCCGTTTCCGCCAAACCGGCGGCCCACGCCCGCCGCAATTCCGACTTCAGCGCCCGGGAAGCCCCCGCCAGAAGACGCAGATCGGCGGATGCCCCCATGTCACGCCCCGCGAGAACCCCGGTAGTTCCGAGGAACCATCGAGAAGGGACCACGCTTCTCGTCGGGGCCCTCGTCCACGTCCACGATGCACGCGGACCACTTGCGCACGCCTTCCGCGGCCTCGTGCAAGGCTGTCTTCCTGCAACCGGAGCAGAACACGGCGTCGCTGGCCTTGACGTAGCGCTTTCCGTCCGACATCTCGCAGGATGGGATGTCCCCTCCGTTGAGTTCCGCCGCCTTCATCACGGCGGAGAAGGCCCTTCTCATCGCCTCGGCCAAAGGCATGAAGATGGCGATGCGTATGACCGGCGCCCCGTTGCACACGGCACAACGCCGCCCGCTCCAAGCGTATTTGACGTGCGCCTCCATCGGCGTCATACGCCCCTGCATGAACTTGTCGAGATGGATCACTTCTCCCGACGGATCGTAGAGCTTCACGGGAGAAGGAGATTCCGGCACGGCTGTTGCATCCGCGGCGGGCGCACTTTCTGTCTTCTCATCCGGCATCGGCTTCCTCTCCATCCCCCGGAGCGGCATTGGTCCTGTCGAGAACATCCTTCTCCGCGCGGGCCTCGCGTTCGTTCTTTTCCGTCTTCAGCCGCGCCAGCATCCCCGGTACGTCCTTCACGTCGAGATACTTGGCCAGGAAGCGCGCGGCTCCCTCCAGGTCCAGGAGCCCCGCGGTGTACGCCTGCGCGGTAGCCGTCACCGCCTGTGCCACGTCGGTCAGCGAAATCTCGAAGTACCGCGGCCATTCCAGTTCCAGCATCCCTTCCGGGTCCAGAACTTCCAACGCCCGCTTCACCACGGCGTCGAGATCCATGTCCAGCTTGGAACGCAGCAGCACGGGCGCCCCGCGCTCCTGCGCCGAACGAAGCGCCCGGAGCAGCATCACGACAAGCGGCTTCACGACGAACTTGGAATACTGCTCGCGCAGCTTCCCGGCCTTCACGAGCATGAGCGAGTAGGCGCGCTCGACCTCGGTGGCCGTGGCCCTGTCCCCGATGTCGGGATTCTCCAGCACGCACTGCGCGCTCTCCAGGGAAAGCGCACGCAGCTCGCGCGCCGTCTCGATGGCGGCCTTCGCCCCGCTGCCGGCCATCTCCAGGTACTTCACGTCGTCTTGGCTGCCGATGAAGAGGGCGTTGCCCGCCCCCTTCTGGATGCCCTCGCCCGGTTCCGCGTCCGTCTTGAACACAGGCGTCGGGTCGCATGAGAACAGCGTGCCGCGCACCGACTGCGACAGGAGCATGTCGATCTGGTGCGAGATGTCGTAGACGAACGGAGGGCAGTCTGGAAGCCCGTCCAGCGAGTCGGGAAGCGGAAGATTCTGCGCCCACACCACGGGACAGAACCCGAATCCGTGCTCGATCTCGCTCTCGACGACCCATACAGGCTCCCGTTCGGTCACCTCCGCTGGCTTGAACACGATGTCCCGCGTGCCGTCTAGGATGCGCCGATACCAGAAGTGCCTGACCATCGTGCGCCCGGTTTTCGGATCCTTCGTGCTCCGCGGGTAGAAGTAACGCTTCTCCATCGAAGCGACCGTCATCGTCTCCGCGTCCGCGAACACCGGCTCGCACCAGCGGGGGTCGTGGATTTCGATCCGGGGGCGCCCGTCCACCAGCTTTGCCCCGACCACCACGGTCCCGATCGCCCCCCCGAAAGTGCGTGCGAGCATCATCGTCGGCCAGAGCCGGATGGCCTCTGCCAGCGAAACCAGAAGACTCTCGACGACGGGCTCACCCGGAACGCGAAGCACGGGATGGCGCTTCTCGGAGAAGAGCACCCCCGTGAAGCGATCCACGATGGTGGGAACGATGGCGTAGGGCGCGGACGGCCGGCGGAACTTCAGCGGCAGCGGATTCGGCTGGCTGGTCACGTCGGTCAGGTGACCGAGAAGACCCGTCGCGGAAATCGCCTCGGAATGAAGAGAATCGGGCCGCTCCTTGCCGTCCCAGTCGATGAGACACGCTTCGTACTGCTGTGAGAGGTAGAAGGCCCAGGCACGGTTCAGATCGCGTTGCCGCTCGGTCATCCCGAGTCGGACATTGCGCGCCATCAGCTCGTCCTGCGAGACAACGTCGTCCAGCAGGAGACTCCGGGTCGTGCGAACGGCGGCAGGCATTCTCGGCATCCGAGGGCGATCGGCGCCCCCCGGCATTCTGCCCCGATCAGGCGTCCGCTGTCACGGGGAAACGCTCCCGGCAGACATGCTGCTTCGCCCCGGCGTCCAACTCGCGCAGATGGGACGATCCGCAGAACGCTCCGCACGCGCCCGGATGCACGTCTGCACAGTGCAGCGCGAACGAGACACCGCAGTCCACGCACTCGGCAGCACCCGAGACTCTCCCGTCCGGCGCCGCGAACTCGACGAAACGCAACACGCACACGCCCGCTTCCGGATTCCGACTATCCCGCACGAGCGAAAAGCGCTTCATGCCGCCGGAGTAGTCCCCTGTCCAAGGGAAGTCAACGGCAAAGACAGGAAAGGGCAAGGAACGCCGGCACGTCCGAGACACGCGCCGACCCCCTCCCCGGAAAGGCGCCCGCAACGAACGCCAATGGGGCAGACACAGACGAACGCGGGGCGGATCGACCCAAGAGCCGGGCGCGTCGCCGAACGCGCCAGAATGGCCGGGAGGAACCTTGCCGAGGCCACCCGGACATTAGAGGACAGGTTTGGACATCGCTGGACACGCGGGCGCTGTTCCGGGTACATGCCCGGGCGGCCGGCGCGATCCCATCCGAGGAGGGGCGGCCGCTGCCAACCGATCCGTCCGAGGTGTGGCGGTTCTTGTTCGAAGCGGGGGTGTCGGGGGCGGCACGCCCCCGACGAAAGCCGGGGACGGGAGGCCGGACGTTGAACGTCCGGCCGGCTCCGGCCTTTTTCTCCCCCCCCAAAAGCAAGAGCAAAGCTCTTGCTGGAAGGGGAGAAATACTAAAGCTCTGATCGGTCCAGCGACTTGAAAAATTCCCTGCGCTCTACTACACGTCAGACATCGAGCGTCGGACGACACGCCAAGTGCCCGGAATCACTGGCGATTTTCAACAAACGCCCCTTTCGGCCGGCATACGTTCCGCCGGGCGTGCTTTTTGTTCTACTGAATGGAAAATGAACGCAATTCAGTCCGGCCGCGAATCGGCCTCGTTTCACTCCATTGAATGGAAAATGAATGCAATTCAGTTCGCCCGCGGACAGCCCCGTTTCGCTCCACTGAATGGAAATGAAAGGGTGTTCAGCGCTCTGCGTTGATCGACCTGGGGGGGTACCCCACAACTTGAAAAACCGGACCTAACCTGTTGAAATTGCTGGGTATTTTTCCGCTTTGACGGTCGAATCGGACGAAAACCACAGTGAAATCAAGAGGTTACGCCTGTTTCCAGACGAAAGCACCCCGACCGAACTGGCGGACAGTCGGATCTGCCCATAGAGAGCCTACTTGCACGACATAGTGGCAGGCGAGTACTTGCAAGCCAGCTCCCTTGCGACGGAACGTCCGCGCGAAGTGTCGGGTGTACCAACCTCCGCGGACATCCCGGAGGCACATCCGACGAGCACCGACCTTTCGAATCCAGACCAATCGGCCGAAGTCGAGGCGGCGGCGTCGCGGCACGACGACGACGAGACGGGCAGGATGCTCCCTACGCTGCAATCGGCGTACAAGCTCCAGAGAGAGACCGCTGCAACGATTCCAGACGCGCGGAGGTTCCTCCAGCCACGGCCGCCGTCGGAGGAAATCGAGCATGACCTCCTCGGTAGGGGGGCCTGCAATTCCTCTCGGATTCGGCTGCTTCCGCACGACCCCGCCGGTATTCAGCGTGTGGACTTCATGTCGGATTGTCGGCGCTCCAACACGAGTACGGGGGATGTCCTCTGACGATCCACCGCGTCAAGTGCGGCCTCGATTACGAGGGCACGCGCACCGGCCAGCATCGCGGCAGCGCGACCGGCGTGTTGCTCCCGGTCGGCCATTTCTGCAAGCATCATGGCGTGCTCGCGTTTCGACGGTCCGGTCATGTGGCGTCCGTCACGGTTGGCGCTCCTTCGTGAACACATGACCGCTTCGGGCCACGGTAGTCCTCGCACCGCGGCGTGCCGCGGCATTGCAGCGTGGGGCGGTCGCCGAAGATCGGCAGACATGGATCGGCGGCAAGTTCCCGCCAGCAACGGTCGCGGTGAAACCACACGTCCGACTGCGCGCCACACAGGTCCACGATCCAGCGCTCCCAATGACCTCCGCGGAAGCGCCGCCATGCCGGAAACCAGTCGAGAAGCCAGTCGAGGAAGGTCATTTGTGCCTGCCTTCGTCCTTGCTCGCCCGCAGCCGGACGGTCTCTGCGACAATCTCCTCGTAGGTCACGCCGCGTAACTTGCGCCCCCATACCGGCGATACCGATCCGACCAGAACGGCGCAGTACTCGATCGCGGCGCGCATCGCAGTGCGTGCCACGTCTGCGTCATGGGCTGACGGTTCGGTCGAGGGCGGTTCGGTGGATGTGGAGGGTGCCGAATCACTGGACATGTCCATGCTGTGTCCGTTCCGGCCCGGTGCGCGGCCACCGGGACCGGCCAGAGGGACGACGGGTAGCGCTGCCCGTCGCCCGGATGCGGCGCTCGCCGGGTTGCCGCGCCCGGCCCGCCCTGAACTGCCCTCCGGGGCGGGAAGCCCGGTCGGGCGACGCCGGGAGCGACCCGGCGGGAAATCCGTCTACTTCTTGTGCTTCTTCACATGCGCCGGGAGCTTGTGATCCTTCGGCGTGGTCCGCTCCCACTCGCGCACGGTTTTCTTCGACATCTCGCCCCGTGCGGCTTTCGCATGGAAGAGCGCTCTCTGCGCTTGCGACCTGAAGGGCACGATGTCACCCGTTCCCGTGCTTGTCTTCGTCGTCCATGCCGGACTCGGAAGCGCACGCCTTCAGGTATTTGTCATGCTCTTCCCGGGCCTGCCAGTACTCCCGGTCGGCCGCGTCCCGGCGCACGGTGGCATCCGCCAGCCGTTTCACGGGTGCGGGCACCATCTCCGCAGCCGGCGCAGGATCCGGGTTGTCGAACGCGGCGTGGAAACCGTGACCCTCCATGCCCATGCCTTTCGGCATCGACATCCCGGCCATCCAGGCTTTCGCCTCTTTCCCGTTTCCGCCCTTCATGTTCTTCATGCAGATTCTCCTTCCAGCGGGGACCAATTCTCCGCGTCGAACTCATCGTCCGCCAGTTGTCTGTGCTGTGCAAGCAGGAACGTCAAGACGCACCCCTTCGTGTCCGCAGCCACGATCACTTCCACCCCACCCAGCCAGGAGCGCCATGCCTGTGCTCCGTGCGGCAGATCCCGGACGTGCTCCGCGCGACCTCCCCGGATGTCCTCGCACAGCGCGTCGCACGACTCCCGCGTCAACAGCACGCCATAGCGCTCCAGCGCACGCTTCTGAAGATGCTCCAACCTGTGCCAGGAGACGTACAGATTCCCGTGTGCCCGGTACTCTGCCGGTGTCCTGTGCGTCCGGAACGGGCGTTTGCGCGAGCGCGTCATCGGGACATGATGTCGAGATTGTGCCAGCGTGGAGCCGCACGTCCCATGCGTCCGCCCTCACGGAAAAACCAGGAGGCCATCACCACGTCCTCGACGTGCTCTGCCGGGTTGTAGAAGAGAAGTCCCGATATCCACGCCTGCAGGGCATGGTTTGCCGCGGAGAGGTGGCCCTCCCGCGTCTCGGTCGACGGGATGATCCACTCCCCTCGGCTCATTTCGGCCGCGATCCCCTCGACGCCGAACTCGGGATGCGCCTTGTTGCGACCCGTCGTGAACGGGATGACAGGGACATGCCTGCGGGTGAACTGAAGCAGGAAATCCTGACCTGCGTTGTTCTCGACGATTGCGACAGAACCGAATCTCTCGTGGTGGGAGCGGATACGATTCACGATTTCCTCCGCGCCCCAGCGCCCCTGCTCGACGCACAGCGGACGCCGCTTGCCGTCCGGACGGACGAGCCCGGTGAACAGTGCCGTGCGCGCATTGCGCTCGTTGCGCCCGATCCCGAGATCCACCCCGGTGAAGCAGCGGCTTCCCTTCGGACGTTCCTCGGCCGGCAGAGCGGCCAGGTCGAACGGCATGGAGAGCCCGACGCCGCTTCTCATGCACATCTCGACCCAAGTCCGCTGGAACCTCGCCTCGCTGTCGTCGCGCACCTGGCAGAGCATCTCGCGCGACCACACCGCCGGAGGCGTGTGAACCTTGCGCTTCTCGATGCGCTCCGATGTCCACTCCTCGGGCCAGGCGCTTTCTCCCGTTTCGGGGTCGACGATGGGGAACTTGAAGAGAGGCCAGCCGAATTCCTCGTGCAGCTTGTGCGACAGATCGTCCGGGTGCCAGGCGTTGCCGATGTTCCAGACATGCGCGTCGGCCGTCAACCGGCCCTCCAGCGTCGCGTGGTACCAGTCCGCCGTGTCCTGACGCGCCCGTTCGTTTCGAGTGCTCTCGAAATCAAGGATGTCGTCCATCACAAGAAGGTCGATGCGCGATCCCAGCACGTTCCCGTGCAATCCGAACGCCTGCACCGAGGCGTCGCGCGCCTTGCTCTTGCGCTCGACGCTGAACTGGTAGGTGCTCCAGGGCTCGCTCGGCTTCAGGTGTGGAAACACCTCGTGCAGCTCGGCACTCTGCTGGATGTACTTCTCCAGCGTCCGAATCGTCTTCGCCGACTGCCCGGCCGTGTTCGACACCACGGCCACTCGCAAGTCGGGATTCCGGCCGAGCTGGTACAGCACCCGGCCGACCGACACCTGCGAACTCTTGCCTAGCGCCGTGGACGAAATGATGATCACGCGCTCGTTCGCATCCATCAGCTCGTGCCAGCGTCGATGCACATCCGCCTGCCGGAACGATCTCCCCGTCTTGTCGTCTTTCAGCACGAAGGCGTTGAAGTCGCTCGCGTTCACGCGCGCCCGCTCGACCATCCGATCCCGGATGATCTGCGCCTGCCGCAACAGCACGCCGTCCGGAAGAAGTTCCAGGTTCGCCAGCCTAGCCATCGGATTCCCCGTCCGCTCCCGCTGCAGCCACCCCGGCCGGGGATGGATCCGTCATCCCCTCCCCTGCAAGAATCTCCCCGGCCGCCTCGTCTGCAGACACACCCTCGCCCCCCGCCAGCACCTCCGCCTCCACCTCCACCGCGATCCTCTCCGCCTCCTGTTCCGTTTCTTCCAAAGCCTGCCGGATGATGTCGATCGCCATTTCCCGCGTCGACACCTTCCCCTCGTCCCCCGGCCGCCCATCCCCCCCCCCCCCCCGCCCCCTCCGCCTTCCCCCCCCCCCCCACACACCCCCCCCCGCCCCCCGCCCACCCCTCCTCGTCTCGCCCCACGCCCCCCTCCACC